GCTGTGTGATGGGTTGCCTGGTAAAGGTGAGGTTTGGATGGGTCAGGACTTCGGGTTTAATGTTCCTTCATCCCTGGTAAGGGTGGAAATGTACGAGGGGGCTATTTATGTTGAACAGGTGCTGCACGAAACCAGGCTAACAACGGGTGATCTGATTGAACGGTACAAGGAACTGCAGATGGGCAAAAATGTGGAAATCTTTTGTGATAGTGCCGAACCAAAAACGATTGAGGAACTGAGGCGAGCTGGGTTTAACGCAAAAGAAGCTGATAAGGACGTAACAGAGGGGATCAGGAAAGTAAAGTCGCTGCCGCTTTACATTACTAAAGGCAGTGCAGATATTTTAAAGGAAATTAAAAGCTACAAGTGGAAAACAGACGTAAACGGAAGGCCGGTGAAGGACAAGGACAGGGACGAGCCTGTAAAGTTCAACGATCATGCTATGGATGCTTTGCGATACGCTGTTTTCACGAAGCTGGCAAAACCTAAATTCATAACCAACTGGTAAATGAACATATTTGAAAGGATATTTTTGAGCCGCAAAACGAGAAACCTGATTGAACGGGTTAAGGCCTTTGCCGGCCCCCGGTTTGCGATTGGGCCAAACGGGTTGTTTGTCGGCCCGCCGGATAACCAGACCTCTTATATTACGAATGCTTACCAGCTTAACGATATAGTCTATTCGGCTATTCAGTTGATCTTGGACAAGATAACGGTGGCACCCTGGGGCTTGTATAAGGTAGAGGACGAAGAAGAACTGAAGCGGTACAAGGCTATAATGAGCCGTAAGAACATCTCACCCAAAAACTTTAAGCAGGCCAGAGAAAGCAGGCATAAAGCATTAGTATCTATTGAAAGCTATGGGTTAGCCGAAGGCAGGCTGAAAGAGTTGCTAACATATCCAAACGAGGCCGAAACATGGACAGCCTTTTTGATTTCCGGTTGTTTGTACAAGCTGATAACCGGGAACAGGTACGTTTGGGGTGATCCGCTTCATGGCGGGGCAAACATAGGCTTGCCTTCTTTTTTACATAACCTCCCATCAGATCAAGTAACGCTGAAGATTGATAATACTTTCCCGTCAAAGGTTACGGCTTACGAAATAACCGCATTAGGTGACAAAGGTAAGTTTGACCGGATGGCTGTACTGCATGACAAATACCCTAACCCGAAGTGGGATATCATGGGTGGGCATCATTACGGCATGGCCCCGCTGAAAGCTGCTTTACAGAGTGTGATAAGTAGAAATAACTCAGCAGCAAAAGCAACGGCATCGCAGTATAAAAACCGGGGGCTTGACCATGTACTTTATCTTGACGATCCGGTAGAACGGACAAGTCAGGACGGTGTGGCAATGATGGAAAACCTGAAGCTGAAGCTGAAGAACGAATACACTGGGGAAGATCATTACGGAAAGATGGCTACAAGTCCGTACAAGGTAGGTGCTTTGTCTTTGGGGTTATCGGCAAAGGATATGCAGATAATTGAGGCAGAGAAATGGGATTTAGTTCGTATCTATAACATTTTCGGGGTGCCTCCTGCTTTGGGGTCAACCGAGGTGATGACATTGGATAATATCAAAGTCGGCGAAAGGGCTTTGACTACCCGTTGTGCCTTGCCTGAAATGACCTGCTTCAGGGATATGTTGAACTGGAAACTAAAAACTGATTGGGGTTTTAAAGGGAAAAACGTATATGTGGATTTTGATATGACGGTTTACTCAGAGCTTGCCTATGATTTAAACGAGGTGGCCAACTGGATTAGCCGGGTTTCTCAGGTGTTTACTCCGAATGAAATCAGGGAGCAGTTTGGCTTTGAGGAATTAGAGATACCCGAATTTAATGAACCCTGGATCACCCCACAGATGGGCCAGCCGCTTACCGAGTGGCAGATGAACCCAGTGGACAATGCTTTAAACTATGATGAAGAAGGAAATCAGGAAGAAGGTAATGGCAATATATCCGGTAACGGAACGGGAAAGGCAGTGCAGAATGGAAAGGGAACACCGGCAGAACTTAAGAAAATTATTAACAGAAAGAATTGAATCGGAGAAACTACATACAGGAAGCAGAACGGATAAACAGGAAGTTTGAAACCAAACACTTCCCGAAAATCCGTGATTCAATCAAAGGTCAGGTTGATACCGTAATTAATGCGCTGAAATCTGGCGGCATAAGTGCGGCTATGAATAAAGCACATTCTATTATTGACTTTCCCGGTGCGCCAATAGTTCAGCAGTTATACCGGGAGGTTGGTTTGAGATATGCAAGGAAGCAGTGGCGGCAATTCTTACAACAGAAAAGAGAAACGAGAACAAAGAATGTTTCACATGAAACGCTTGAAGTAAAGGGCGGCGAGTTCGGGATAGAATTAAAGGGATTCGGATTCAATGATGTATGGGTTGAGTGGCTTAAAAACTACCTATATCAGTTCCTGCTTGAAAAGATCACCTTCCGGGTATCAGCTTATACCCGTTCAGTTTTATTAAATGTATTACAGAAAAGTATTGATGAAGGTTGGGGAGTTGATAAGACGGTTGAGGCATTGGAGGAATTACCGTTATCAGCTACACAGGCCGCAAGGATAGTAAGAACTGAAGTAGGCAGGGCAGCGAATGCCGGTGTACTGGCAGCAAGTGAAACCTTTGAATACGAACAAAGCAAAGAATGGATATCAGCAAGGGATGCAAGGGTAAGGGGTAACAATCCTAACGACCATGCAAGCCATGTACTTTTAAACAGTACAGTGGTGGATTTTGACGATTATTTTGTAGATCCAATTAACGGAGACAGGTTAAAGGCGCCGGGAGACCCTGGCGAAAAGGGCAGGCCGGTAAAGCCCGAAAGTACAATCAACTGCCGGTGTATGGCTGCTGTAGTTGCGAAGGTGGATGAAAGAGGAAGGTTAATACCTAAACAGAAAGTAAATGCACTATCAACTTGAAATAGGCGATGTAGTTAAAATGAACGACCAACCGAGTACATTATTGGTTGATGGCGATGTGGATATTGTGGGGGTGTAGGAATTGCAGGCTTATATTGAAGTCGGTGGAGAAAAGGGGTATGGTAAAATAATTGAATATAACTTTCAAAAACCATTATTATAATGAAAGACATATTTTCCAATAAAGATTTTTCCTCCGTTCCGGTGTTCAAAGACATGGACAGTAAGAAAGGAATTGTTACTGGGTACTTTTCTGAGTTCGGTACGGTGGATTCTGACGGTGATGTGATTGAACGTGGCGCCTTTCAGAAAAGCATAACGCAGAACGGCCCGCAGTCAGCGAAACCCCGGATAAAACATTTATTGAACCATGATATTACTCAGCCTTTAGGGGTGCTGATGGTATTGAAAGAAGATTCCAAAGGTCTTTATTATGAAAGCCAGTTAGGAAGCCATGCCCTTGCCATTGATTTCTTTAAGATGGCCGAAAGCGGATTGATAACAGAACATTCAATCGGGTTCAGGACTATTAAGTATGAACAGGTAACACCCTGGAGTGATTGGCAGGAAGGCGATGTAGCCCGGAAACTTACGGAGTTGAAACTTTGGGAAGGATCAAGTTTGACAGCCTGGGGAGCCAACAGCAATACTCCTTTGACTGGGATAAAGGGAATGAGTAAAGAGGCTATCATTGGCTTTTATACTCAGAAGTCAAAACTGATCGAAGATTTTTGCCGTAATACCGATGCGACTGATGAGACAGTAGAGATGCTGTTGATGCAGAATAAACAACTTACTCAGCTTATCGTTGATTTAAGTCAAACCACTGAAACGGTTACCGAAACCACTCAGCCGGTTGAAAAGGCGTTTGCTGATGCAGTTGATTCTTTTTTACTTAACAATTTAAAGGTCTAAAAATGGAAATGAAAGACATACAGGCAAAGTTGGACGAGCTTAAGACACAGCTTGAATCCTCTTTGACTGCAAAACAGAAAACTGAAATCGCCGACCAGTTAAAGACGGTGAATGATGCAATTACAGAACTAAAGGGCAAGGGTTCTGAAATTGAGGGACTGAAAACAAAACTGGCTGCTGCTGAGAAGGCGCTGGCAGACAATCAGCCTATCATTGATGCTTTTGTGAAACAGGGTCAGGAAAGAAAATCAGAGCCGAAGATCAAAACATTTTCTTCTGCTATTGCCGAAGCCTTTGAGCAAAAGTTTGATGATATTAAGAAGCTGGAAAGAGAAAAGGGATCGGTTT